CAAACTTTGTTTCTTGAAGCATTCTTTCAGCAAGTTTGGATTGTATGTTTTTTGTCTCAAGCAAAGTTTTGTAAAGAGAAAGTTCTTTTGCCAATGTTGAGTCGCCACCAAATCCTTCTTTGATGATCGCAAGAACAGTTTCTTTTCTATTACTGTCCTTGTCAACGATTGCCTTTGTTAGTTCTCTCGTAAGCGTTTCATAAATAAAGGCTGTGTTTCTTTTTTTATTATGCTTCATCTTTGTCTACCTCTTTGCTCTCCATTTGTTCTACTAACATACGAACTTTATTGGTGTTCTCGAAAAGTGTGTGCTCGTCCCTAGTATAAGTAGGCTCAACATTTTCTTCCAGACCAACAAGTGCTCTCATATCAGGTATCCCTACTTTCCCGGGATGCACGGTTCTGGCAGTTGATCCCATCTCTGGTCCACGAACCATTCGCTTGATTTCGCGTCTCATTGGACCTTGTGAATGTCTAGCTGAAGAGCCTTTTCTTTTATCTACATCAACAGGCTTATAGGGCGCTCCTTGATGTTTCGTAGGTTTATCTTCCCGTCTACCCGGGGTTGCTAACAAAACGTCTTCCTCGCCGCCTTCAGGCGCCTCGCCGCCCTCTTCGGCGCCGAGATCCAAATCACCACCGAGATCTCCCTCTAGGTCACCACCCAAGTCACCACCGAGATCACCACCAAGGGGACCTCCTTCATCGCCGCCAAGCTCAGCGCCTTCGTCAACAACGGCTTCAAGAGACTGCTGATACTTACGGTCATAGAATGTCTCGCGCTGATTGCGAAGGAACTCGGAATCGGACATGCCAAGAATGTTGGCTGCGACCCAACGCTTTGAGAATGTGCCTTCTGGAACTGATGTAGCAGTCTCGAACTTTGTCTTCATGTACTCAAGCTGCTGTAGCTCCGCAAGACGCGAAGGATTGTTCAAAGTAATCTTGAATCCTAAAAGGTCTTGACCTCTGAAGCCTAATGTGTAAAGATGCACTATCGCCATCTTCTCCAACTCGGAAACCAATGATCTTTGAAGTCTGTGAATAGTTCTTGCGAAGCGGATATCCTTCTGTGCTAGGGTAGTCTTATCTTCTGTCCCGCCTTCAAGGTTGGTTAGATAAGACTGCGGGATCTTGATTGCTGCGAACAACTTATCGCGAAGATATTTAACATCCTCAATGTCGTCCAAAGACTTGGCGCCAGGGAGCGATACAATTTCTGATCCAACGCCACCACGCATCGGAATAAAGTAATCTTCTTCAAGTGATAGCGGATTGTAGCGAAGATCGACGCGGCCAGTTGTTGCGTTAACAAGAGAGTTTCGCTTCATTTCCGACTTGACCTTTTCCATGTATTGTGGAATGTCTTGTGGCGGAATGTTGCCTACATCAATCTTGAATACTCGACGCTCGGGTGCTCGAACAACACGGTAAGCAATCATCGCATCTTCTAGAAGTGTAAGCTGGCGCCAAATGCGGCGGGCTGGGTCTAGGACGGATGTGCCGTATGGTGAGTAGCGATCGTTGCCTAAGATGCGGAAGTGTGCAACCTGCCAGTTCTCAAAGGTCATACCGGCGCCGTTCCACTGATACTGAACGTAGTTGGGGTTTGTTTGGTCCTGACCTTCAAGGCGCTCTACTTCGTTGTTCGGCATACCAATAAGAGATGTGATGCCTAACTTCTCATCAATGTCCATGTAAAGAAAGAAGTCACCATACTTACACATTGATCGCGCCCAACCAAAGCAGTTGAACTCAATGTTTAGAACGTCGTAGAATAGAGACTCAAGGATAGTTTTGATTTCGTGGTTAAGACAATCAATGTTTAGAAGACGATCATATTCGTTTGATGTCGTCATCTCGTCGGCATAGATGTCCAATGCCGTAGCAATCTCGGGCATGTATTCCATTTGTTCAAAGTCAATGTAACGCTCTGCTCGGTTTTGGTTGCGGAATGCTGCTGATGTGTAAAGGTTATAGTTCTGGGACATGTTAGAATCATGTCTCTTGAACTCCTGGCCAGACATAGAACGGAAACGATAACGATACTTATCCAGATCCGCTCTTCTTTCCTGTCTACCAACTTGTGTGCGGTAATTAACGACTGGTCCAGATAAAAGTCTGGTTAGTCTCTTGAACAGCGGTGACGCTGGATTTCTTGGGTTGTTGTCTTTCTTAGCCATGTCTTATCCTAGCCTTTAATTAATCCTATATATTGGTGCTGAAAGTCTACTGCTTGTTTGGCTCTGTCAGATTCAGTTGTCATCTTGTGCCCCTGCATGCCTGGGATTGTAGTAGCAATAGAAGTTTTCGCTGTGCTGATGGCAGACAAGAAAGACTTACTGTACTCTACGTTCTTTTGACTTTCTACAATCACGGTATCTCTCACCCAACATCCAATAGCAAACGACATTGTTAAATCATCGTTGTAACTTCTCATTGCTTGCGGTCTTCCGTGATGCCAAATAAATGTTTTCATTTCAGAAAGTAAGCGATTAGAGTTAATCGTAATTAGTTTATTTCTCATAAACTCTTCCATTTTCGCAACGATCAAAGGTCTTGTTTTGGAAGAAGTTGTGAAACCGGGTATTACGTTTGATTGCCATTGTGCGGTTAGAGGATCAACGTATTGGTGATCACCCTTAGTTGTGTAGTATAGGTTAGGATACCCTTTATCTATCAATTTTTTAAGGACAGCAAAGCCAATATTATTGTTTTCAATCACTAACATAGGATTGCCGTATTCAGCTGCTACATTAGAAAGAATATCTGCGAAGTCGTCTGGTGTTGGTTTGCCCACATATTCAGCGACTTGTTCAAGGTTTGCAAGTTCTATAATGTGAAAAGCGCTGTTATCTTTGCCGTCGCCCCGGGCAACGTCGGCAACAATCAGATAATGGTTTTCCGGGTTGTATTGTTTCCAGATCCAATAGTTTCTATCAAAGCCAGTGCGATACTCTGGTGCGCATGCTTTTTCCAAATACCATTGTAGATCATCTGGGTGGATAACAGTTTCACCAGAAACGTTGAAGTTACACTCCAACTCCTGAGCGATCTGACGCTTAGACATGTTTCTGGTTTCTTTCTCGAACCATTTCTTGTCTCGCTCGGGATGAACGTCCCACATGAGAGTGGTCATATGAAAGTCATTTAAGCCTGCTTCTGCTTCAACACAGTTTTGATGGAACCAGTTACCCACACCGTTAGGAGTGGATAGCGCAATGCAGCGACCACCTGTGGATAGTGTGGGGTAAAGCGCGGTCCATAGATCTTCTAACTTCTCAACGTGAGCAGCCTCATCGATGATTAGAAGCGAAAGTGCCTCGGAACGACCAGCATCGCCAGATGTTGATGAGCCTTTAATCTGCGAACCGTTAGAAAGTTCAAAGGATGTTCTGTTATCTACTGTGATATCAGAAATCTGCATCCATTGCGGCAGGTTCTTGATGATAGACTTAACTTTTTTAACCAAGTTTGTGGCAGTTTGTAGCTTGGTAGCAACAACAAGGATGTTTTTGTCTTTGTGAAACAACATCAGCCACGCCACATACGCAGCACTAATAGTAGAAATGCCCAGCTGTCGAGCTTTTAGAATAATATTAAAACGATAATCGCGGAAGTCTTTTAAAAGATCCTGCTGATAATCGAATGCTTTGAAAGGAATTAGACCTTTCTGCGGGTGTGAGATGCGGCAGTAGTTTGTTGTAAAGTAAACCGGATCTTTGCCGGCTTTAACAATCTCTTTTAAAATCTCTTGCTTTGTAAGCGCAGCCATATTAGACCTTCACATTTGAAGGCTTTTTGGCTTTATCTCTCCCTAATGCAAGAAAATCTCTGATCGCTTTATCAACGCGTTCCTCATCAGAACCGCCGTTAACCTCAACAACGTCAGTCAAACCGCCGATGCGATAATCACAATGAGCCTGAACGTCGGTGCGGTAGTTAGAAATACGCTGCACCAAAACGTGTGGCTCACCTTCCTTTGTTAAGGTCAGTGTATCACCCGTGACGGCTTTGTATTCTTTCTTTAGGAAGCTAGCAATGTCTTGTAGACGCTGCTCGATCTCGCCTTCAAAGCCTTTGTCTTGGACTTCTTTAAGTCTTGTCTCTGCCTGATAAGTAATGCGAAGAATCGGACCGTGGAACTTGACACCAAACCCATCCATTACTCGACGGTCGTGAATGTAGTGTCCGTTTTCTCTTTCCAAGCCAGCGCTTCGGGCCCGACCATCGGACTGCAATGACTCATCGTGAGCCCCATCATAAGCATTTGCGGCTGCTTGGTTGATTCCTTTTACAATGTCGTATACTGATGCCATTTTATTGTTCCTTGTTTGGTCTCCATCCGTTTTTCCATCTTTCTTCTCTTCCACCTTCAATGTATTGAATATAACACCTGAAGCAAGCTTCAAATTTATTCATATACAAATCATCACGAGGATGAAAAGAATACTTGGAGCAAACAGGACAAGTCCTATTATGATCTCTATTAAGTAGTTTTTTGTTTATTAAAAATCCATCTGCTTCTATTTTGTCTTGGGATTCAGCGTTCTTTGCAAATTTTTGCT